GTCTAGAACCTACAGCAAATGCTGTACCAACATTTGTACTATCCATTTGAACTGTTCCTTCTTTATTTAAAATTTGTTTTAATAACATATTTGTTTCATTCATATTAGCATTACCTCCTGCTCCACCTTGTGTGTTTATATTAGGAGAAACTGCTAAACCATCACCTGCTGCTGTTACTGTAGTAGCACCAAATTTATCTGTAATTGTAAATGGTCCTGATCCTGGGGGTGCAACACCATCTGCTACTGTTGATGCTATACCCCCAATAGCAGCTCCTGCAAGTGCTATCCCTGCTAATATAGGTAAAGAAGCAACACCAAATGTCATTGCAATTGCAACTGCTGCCGCGGCTGCTGCTGCTACTAATAGATATTTACCAAAAGATTGAACTCCTTCTGATAATTTTTCCATTGCTCTAGTTTGTTTTTCTGTTAGAGATTGCATTTGTTCATTTGCTTTTACTTCCTCTGCTTTTCTATCTAAATCAGCTTGTGCCTGGGTGGATAATGCTTCTTGGCTTACTAAACTATCTGCTAATTGATCAGCACTCATTCCTAAAGCTCCAGCTAATGCTTGCTGTGCAAGAACATTCATACTTTGTAAATCTTCTAAACTACCTGCTTCTTCAACTAAGGCTTTTGCTAAGGCTTCTTGATCTCCTGCTAAAGCTGCTGATCTTGCTTTTTCTAAATTTAGGTCTCTACCTATTAATAATTCTGCTTCTAATTCTTTTTGAATAGAAGATTCAAAATCTAATAATTGGCTAGCAGAAGAAGCAACTGCACTCATTTCGATACCTAAAGATTTAGCTGTAGCAACAGCTTTTGTTAAACCACCTTCAATACCCATAGCATTAACTCGGGCTAAACCTGTTATTTTATTAGCTTCATCTAAAACATCTGATAATTTTAATCTAATACCAAATTCTCTTTCAGCATCTAAAACTCCTTTTGCTTGTTCTTTTTCTAATGCTTTAAAACTTTTACCCGCAATCATAGCTTGTTTAGCCATGTTACCTACTGCTTCTTCTGATAATCCAAGTAATGCAAGAGATTCAGCTGCCCCTTCTCTAATATCTTTATCAAACGCAATTGCAGTGCCACCTAAAGATTTATTTAGGGACATTACTGCTTTTTTCTGTTCTTTTATAGTAATACCAGTAAGTCCTGCTGCCTTACTAGATTCATACATTTCGTTTTTAAATTCCTTAGCTTCCTTTTTGGACATACTAAGGCCACGAGCGATTTCAGTTGTAGATTGATCTGCTTTTTTAAATTGTTCAAATAAAGCACCTGCTAATTTAAATAAAAGACCTGCTCCTAAAGCTGATTTATCTATACTTTTTACAATATTACCTGAGACTACGGATACTTTTTTAAATGCACCTACATTTCCTTCATTTTGTTCTAAAAACTTTTTAGACTTAGCGTTTGCTTCATCTAGGTTAAAAAGTTTATTAAGGTCTCCCATTCCAAGTTTACTTAATAAACCAGTAAATGCTCCTGAGATTTTACCAACAGCACCTAAAGATTTTTCTTGGGCCTTAGCTCGTTCTTCAATAGCAGCTGTAATTTTATTTTGTTTTTTAAATGTTTCTTCTAAATCAACTAATTCTTCGGCATTTAAAACAATTCCTTCTTGTTTAGCTTGTTCTATTTTTCGTAAAGTTACTAATTGTGCTCTTTCAGCTTTTGCTAATTGCTTTTGTTGAGCTAAAGAAATTTTATTCCCTTGATTAAGACTAGCTTGTATATCTTCTAGTATTTCATTTTGTTTACTAGCTTCTTTAATACCTTTTGTTAAATCTTGGGAATAACTTTTTGCTAATTTTTGGGCTTCAATATTAGCATCTTTAGTTTGATTAGTAATGCTTTCTGCAAATGTAACGGCTAAAGATTTAAAAGTAGAATCCAAATCCATAATAATTTGTTGGAATTCCTGTGCTTCTATTTTACCTTTTTTAATGTCGTCTCCTAATGCCATAAGGGTATTTTGTTATAAATATTAAAAAGAATAATTTTACTTATAACTAGACTTGTTTTGAAATGTGGGGCGGTTAACTTTACCTGATGAGTCTACCATAGATTTTTTACCTTTCCCTTTACTTGCTTCTTCTGCTTTTTTATTTTGGTTTTTATTATACTCATTTATTTCATGAAAAGTAAATTTACGAAGCCAAATAGGCATATTGTATATCGTAAACCAATCATAGCCCCCATTTCCATGGAAGACTATGTTGTGTATTTGGGTAAATAAGTTTTTTCTGTATGTTTGGCTATTTTCCAAAGTCAGGCCAAAAAAATCCAACCCCAATTGGAATTGTTTTTGTTGTTTCGCTACCAGAGGGAAAAAAAGTTAAATCTATATCTGGTGAAATGGATTTAATGTGTTCTCTTAAGGCACGAGCATCTCGCGCCAGTAAGTATTTATCTACAAACTCTCGAATATCTTTTTTATCCGTTTTTCCTTCTACAGATAAAATCATATGTTTTAATCTAGTAGTAAGAGTAGGATCTTCATTTTTATTTACTTTTTTTAAACTATCTAATTCACGTTGGATTTTCATTTCATCCCCGTGATTTAATAATTTAAACGTAATTTCATTACCTGAGTGAGGAAATGTAAAGTTAAATTCATTTTTACCAGATTCAAATAATTCATCATTAATTTCGATATTATTTACTTCTGTTAGGTCAACTGTTTCCTCTACTCCTTCATATGTAAAATTATAATCTTTACCATACCCTAAAATACGGGCTGCAATCATAATTGCATTTTTATCTCCAATTAATAAATCATTATAATTTATTTTGGAAACAATTAATGATTGGAATAGTTTATCTAGTACAGTTCCTTTTTGAATGTAAGAAGAATTAGTAAGAATATCTTCTTCTTTAGCAGTCATATATTTAATTTCAATTTTTCCTTCTGCTAAAGGAGAATCTTTAGAATATAAATATCCTTTTGAGGGTAAATCTACAACTTCAGTAGCTAATTTAAATTCGGCCATAATCTTTATTTATTAATAACGTTTTATCGTTGATACATATCAATATAAGAAAAAGCTTGACCGAAGCCAAGCTATTTTCCAAATCAGGGGTGGGTAAAATTTTTAGAAATTTAAGATACAATAATCTGGTTGTACCGTTAATTCTATATTTTGAGCAGTATCTACAGAATCCCAATTATATTCTCCAAATCCTGCATTTGTAATAAATGCACCTTTAATAATCCATTCTGATACAATATCTCCTACAGGGCCAAGTACATTGAAAGTAAGATCTTTCTTATAGAAGTCACTATACCCATCACGACCAGTTACTGATTCATGATGCAAACGTACCCATTCCATAACGGCTTGGGCTCCTGATGGTGTAATTGGATCAAATAATGTTAATGAGATAGGATCCCAAACTGTTTTACCTTTTACATATCTTGATACATTAATATGATTTAATTCAACTGTACCTTGTGATACGGATACAGCTCCAACTCCTTTTACCACATAAGCAGGAATACCATCTACATAGAGGATAAATCTATTCTGCTGTTTTGGCTCAAAAGCTGTGAAAAATATTTCGTTTGGATCTAATACTGCCATTTTATTTTTTTATTTTATTATAAATATTTATCTTCTTAATTTTTATGCTGGGAATGTTGCTCCAGTTGGTAATACATTAAAATCTAGTATTACAAATTCAGCTGTTTTCGTTGGTTGTAAAAATATCTGACCTACTAATTCATTCCTATCTATTGTTGTTGGTGTATTATTAGTATCATCCATTACTACTTTAAAAGCATACAATCCTTGTCTTTGTTGAACTCCTTCTAAATAAGGATTAACTACACTTAAGAAATTGTTTCTTGTTGCTATTGTATTTTGTTCAAATACTAAACCATCAGCTACACCTGAAATAAATCCTTTAAGAGATATTAACAATCTACGTACATTTACTCTATCTAAAGCACTAGCACGTTTTTGTAATGTTTTCTGACCAAATACAACTACTCCACTTTGTGGGAATGTTGCAAGTGGGTTAACATTTGCTTCATATAAAGTATCTCTATTAGTTGCAGATAATTTTCTTTCAGCTCTAACTACTTGACCTAAAGCTCCTCTAGTTAATCCAGCGGGTGCAAACCATGGTTCGCTTGAAGCATCTGTAAATACATACACTCCTGGGATTACTGTTGAAGCTGGTGAGTAAACTAATTCTCCAGTTTGTGGATCTATCATTTGAACCCATGGCCAATAAGTTGCAGCATAACTGTTATCAAAAGCAGAAGCTGCTTGTGAAACTGATGAAATTGAACTACCATATTTTACTAAATCTAGTACAGCAATTGCATCACCTCTTTGGATTGTATTTGATAATAAAGCTGTTGTTTGAGTTGCGTGAGTTGCGTTAAGTAACCCAGGAGCACTAATAACATTATATTGGTATTCATCTACATTTCCTAATAGAGCAATTGCGTTAGTATAATTACTACCAGTTAATCCTTGTGTATCAAATGCAGCACCATCTCCTATGTTTCCATAAAAATTAGCAACACGTCCTGAAGTGGCTGTTGTTATATTTTCTCCACCTGCCCCATTAAATGAACCAGAAGCTACTGCTGGTAAAGAACCTGTAAATTCTGATTTTGCTTGACCATTATTATCAAAATAATTTGGTGTTTTTAAATTTACTGATTTTACTCTTACATATCTTGATAGATTAGCATATGATCCTGATTCTTGGATAAAGTAATCTGCTCCCTCATTAACTAAGTTTTTATTAATATCACCAATTTGTGCTGATATATAATTTGGTTGGTATGGGTCTAGTGATAGGTTATTATATTGTTCTAATACTACTTGTTGGTTTGTATTATCATTACCTCTACGGATAAGTAAACTAAATGTTCCCGAGGCTGTATTTACTGAGGGAATTGACCAACGAACATTTTCTGCAGATCCAGTTGCTAAGGCACCTCCTGATAATTCAGTTGTTCCAGTATTCATTACTGCTCCTTCAGAAATTGTTTCAAGTACAAATGGTGAATTACCATCTGCTAAATCAGCTGCTGTTAAAGTAATAACAGCTGTATCAGCATTTAATTCACTAGCTGTAAGAGTTAATTCAAGTGTTCCTGTTCCTGCTCCTACTGTTGCTAATAAAGCATCTTGGGATAATGAAAGTGTAGTTCCAGCTTTTAATCCTTCTCCTTTTCCTGATACGGTTGCTATAACATTTGTTATAAGATCACTAGCAACAGTAATTTCAACTTGAACACCTGTAACTCCTGCTGCTCCTGTTCCTCCTACTATTAAATCTGTAGCTGCTGTTGCTCCTTGAGTAAATGTATAATCTCCATCATTTGCAGCTGTTGCGGCATCAAAAGTATTTGTACTAACAGCACCAAAAATTGTAGTTGCAATTAAAGGTGAACCACCATTATCGTTAGAAGAAAATGTAATTGTATCTCCTACTTCATATCCATTCCCTGCAGCTGAAGCTGTAACAGCAGTAACAACACCTGCGTTTGTAACTAAGTTAAATGTAGCACCTGTACCACTACCATTTGCTGTAAATGTAGCACCTGTATAAGTTACTTCACCTGATCCCGTAAAAGCAGTACTATTTGTTGTTATAGAATTAAATAAAGTGCCTGCATTTGAGTCACCTGTTTTTAAAGCCGAACCATCTACTGTACTAATAAATGAACTTGTAGCAGAAGTAAATGTTTCTGGAGTTACCCTAGTTACTAATAAACTGGTTCCACCACTTTGAAAATAATTATTAGCTGCTAATGAAGTCAAATATGAATAAGCAACTGATGCACTTTGTACGGTAGTACCAAAAATTGCTGTATATTCACTAAAAGAAGTAACCAGTGTAGGTACTTCAACAGGTCCTAAAGCAGCTGGTCCTATAATAGCAGCACCAATTTCCGCTGGTTGTTGAGTAATAAATGATTGGTCGTTTTCTCTAGCTAATACACCTGGAGATAATAATGTTTCTGCCATCTTTATATGTTATTTTTAATATTGTTTTATTATACATATTAAAGATTTTCTCAAAGAACTATTCTGATTTAATGAATTCTCCTTTTTCTAAATCAATATTACCTTCTCCATATTTTTCTTGTAATTCTTTACCTGCTTTTTCTTGGTCCTGGAGGAGTGATTGGTATTGGTTTTGAAGATTTTGTTTATCTCTTTCTAAAAATACTTTTCTTAATTCAATTTGACCTAAGGAAAAAGTAATTTCATTTTCTGATCTTTGAAAATTTCTTAATTGTTGTAACTCTTCTGTTGATAACTTTAGTGTACTCATTTTTTATTTTGTTTATAAATATTAATAAAATTCTTTTAATGCAATTATTTGTTCTTTTAATGGTAATGTTTTTATTGTCCCTACTAAACATTTATTAAATACAGGAATATCAATAGGGTTAATAATAATATTTTTATTATATACTTCTTTTAATAAAGAAAGCAATTCATATTTAGATACACATTCTCCCTCTAATATATTTTCTGTAGGTAATTCATTCCAATGAAACATTAAATATAAACAGTACTGTGCCCAGGTTAAAGTAGAATTACCATTCCAATAATATTCAGAATACCCATTTATTTTACCTTCTTGTGATAAAAACCATTCCATTAAGCTTGCCTTAGTATTTAACTCAGGCCCAAATATTGATGTTTTAATAATTTTTGTATTTTTAGCCTCTTCTTTAATCCATTCAGCTGCTATTCTTTTAGAATTACCATAATCATCATTATCCATTTCACAATCAGTTCCTGGGTGTATAATTCGGGGTTGATGGTTTTCAATATATTTAGATGCATTTGTTTCTAACCATTTAGGTAACTCCCAATTTATTTGAAAATCTGTTGTTCTTTGGTGTATAGCTCCTATACAATTAATAATATAGGCACCATCAAAATTTTGTACTGATTGTTTAAAACAAGTTGAGGGCCACCTGCAATCTGCAATGGTTATACATTCTATTCCTTTACTTTCAAAAAATTTATGGACCATATGTCCTAACATTCCTTTATGTCCTAATATTAATACTTTCATGGTTTAAAATAATTATAACAATTTAAAATTTTAGTTAATTCTTCTTTAGATACACACACCTTATCACTTGTAAATTCTTCATTTATACAACGATCAGCTATAGGTACAGTGTCTTTATAATGCATATAAAATGTATTTTCATCAAATTCATAATGAGTTCTAGGTGTTTCTTCATTTGAAATCATCATTTCATGGAGTTTTTCTGAAATTCTAGGTTTACCTATTGTATATTTAAGGTTAAATTTTTCTTGATATATTTCAAATAAATCTTTTACTCTAAATGATTTTAAATTAGGGATAATATTATATCCACTAGTTTGAAGTCCTAATTCAATTAAGTCCATTGCTTCCTCTATATTAATCATAAAACGAGTCATTTCTTCTGAATACAAAGTAAGTGGGTAGTTTTTATTAATAGAATCCCATATTAATGGGATTATACTACCAGTTGAATTTAATACATTTCCGTATACTGCTGTAGATAATTTAACATTTGATTTTTCAGCATTTACTATAAATGACTCTCCTGCTACAAATTTCATTGCACCATATAATGTAGTAGCTGCTCTGGATTTATCTGAAGATATAAAACACGCTGCTTTAAAATTATTTTCTTCAGCTGCTCTTCTTGAATTAAGAGCTCCATCTACTAATACTCTAACACTTTCTTCTACATTTTGGTCTACGGCACCTATTTGTTTTAATGAAGCAGCAAATATACCAATATCATGCCCAGCAGATGCTCTTTTCAATAAATCAAAATTACGTATATCTCCAATAATACAGTTTATATTTGGAAATTCTTGTTTTAAATAATAATGTTTTGCTTCATCCCTGCTGTAGATAGTAATTTTATTATCTTTATAATAACGTCTAACTAGATTTTTACCTAAAAACCCAGCCCCTCCAGTTATAAATATTTTTTTATTTTTAATCATTAGTATCTATAGATGTTGTTCTTTTTTCCTTAAATATATAAGTTAGGTCAATGTACGAATCATTTAACCAATACCCAAATGAATTTATTTCTGAATATTTTATGTTAAAAAATGGATCTGTTATTAAAATTTCTTTATTATTAATATTTATTTTTAGATCTTCTTGTATATCATAAATTAAAATAGAAGGTTCTGTTTTATAGACTTTAGAATCTGTAACACTTTGGTAAAATAATTTAAACAAATCATTATCTTTATTAAAATTGAAAGCATCCTGAAAGTCTATATACATAATTTGGTCTTTAACTACTTCAGGATAAACTTCATAATTAAATACAGATATTAAATGTCCTAAATAAGTTTCAGCATCCTTAAAATCCTGATGTTCTGTAGTAATTGACCCAGCAATGTATTGTTCTTTTGAAATTAAAGGGAGTAATTTTTTTAAATTTTTTTTACTTAAGATATTAAACATAAAACTAGGAAACCTAAAACCCTTTTCGTTTTCTTTAGCATAAACTTTACTAGTAATAAAATCTTGAGGTGATTTTAAAGTTTCAAATATTAAAGGTGTAAGTATAGTATCATAATTAATAAAACTATATTGGTCATAATCTAAAGATAACCCTAAATGGCTTGAAGTTAAAAATTGGTTAAAAGCAGTCCACCCATAATCTGGGAGAATGTTAACTAGATCATAACTTTCTTGATCTAATGTAATAGTTTTCCAATATACCATTCCTCTTTGGGGCCAGTGTAGTATAGGATTACTTTTATCATATATAAAATATTCTATTTGAGATTGAATACTTTTAGGTAAAGGAACATGGGATGTGAGTAATATATCAAAACCATTAGATTTTAATTGTTTAATATTATCATCTAATATGTTAATTTTTTCTTCAGTGTCACAATGACTTAAAATTATTATTAAATTTTTATTTGTCATAACATGCGATATAAGGGGTTATGTCTTTATTTTTATCATACCTAGTAATAGATTCATACTCTATATAATTGGTATCAGAATTACTTTTAAACCAATCACCATTTTTAGTTAATAATTGGTTAATAATAGGCTGTTCTGATTTGTATAATTTTAGAATTTCTAATTTTTTATCTAAGATATCTTGAGGCAATTTTATATTTGATTTACTAAACACATAAAAATCTTTAGTTGATCTTATTATAGATTCAAAAATTGCTTTATGTTGGGGGTGACCATATTCCCCTATGGGGTTATGTGTAACAATTTTTTTCCAACTTTTAGAAATTAAAATAGAATGCAAATCAAATCCTTCAGTAAAATTTAATTTATCTTCATAATCTAACATTTCCCAAGAACCAACATTTAATTCTTTCATTACATTTTCAAATTCTTTACTTCGAATTTTATTTGATTTATTAGTTAAACAAATAACTTTATATTCAGGGCCATGTTTTATTAGTTCTGCTCCCCCAAATATTAGTTCATCATCAGGGTGTGCTACTATCATTAATTTATTTATTTGATAATCTTTGAAAGCTTTTAATAATGTATTAGCATTTTTATTTTTAACAGAAGGATCAGGACCATGAATAAAATAGGGTTCAAAATTATGTTCATTATACATAACATCAAATCCCTGATTGAGAAAATAATTATCTACTTTTTTTTCTTCAATACTGCTATAATAGTTATTCCAAGTAACAGGAAGATATTCTTGTTTATTTTCTTCCCATAAAATATTATTTGCTACTCTCTCTTCAGAAAATGCATTATCATCAACATATACTTTTACATTATAATTATTTAATTCTTTATTCCATTTTAAACACTTTTCAAAAAATGCTTTACTATTTTTGTTATAAAAGTAAAAACCAGTTGCTATAATTCTTCGGTTAGGATTTCTAGTTAGATTTTTAATGGAAGCTAATTCACTACCATAATTTCCTTCTAATTTTATGTTATTATAATATCTCCATTGATTAATATCTTCATGGAAATACCTCATAAATAAAGGATAATCTTTTAAATTATTTAAATATTTTAAAGATTTATCTATATTTTCAGTTACAAAAGCATCTCCATCAACCCAAGCAAAACTATTATAATTTTCATTTAAAGAATCTAAACTTGCTAAATATTTAGCAAAGTAAATAGAATAATCTTTATTGAATAAATCAGGTTCATTAGAAGATTGAACTGTAGGTTTAGGTCTATAATTTATTCTTTTATTTATTACATTAGGTAAATTAATATTAGAATCACAATTAAACCCATATACTATTAATTTATGTTTAGAATACTTTAATAAACTTTCAGCTAATACTTTTATCATAGGAAGATAAGATTCATTACCTCCTGTTATCCACACAAAATTATCGTTTTTTTTTGGATTAAAATAATTTATAACTTCACTATAAACCTGGTCTACTGTAATTGATTTTTGGCATATATGTTGTAAATCTGTTCCTTGATGTTCGCCACACCAATCCCAATCACCTGCATCAAATACTAATTCTTTACTTACCCAACAATTATTACATACACTATGGTTTTCTATTTTAGTTAAGTTATGAGTAAATTCATACCCATAAGGAATAAAATTATTAATCATTACAGTATGTTTATCTAATACCCAATTTACCCAGGATAAACCAGATCCTAATCCTATAAATAAATCTGCATGATATAAATGGTTTAGAGTATCTTCCCATTTTAAATTTTTCTTATCTACTATATTTGTTCCTTTAAATCCCTCTTTAGATAAATTAACTACTTTATATCCTTTACTATGTAACTTTTTTGCTAATTTTTTCCAATTTTCATAAGGCCATTCTTTTAACCCAGCTGTTGATTTAGGACCAATGCAAATATATTTACCTTTTATAGGTCTTTTTTTAGGGGTGAATTTAATACCATAGTGTAATTCTTTATAGGGTAAGCCTAAAATATCAGATGCTGCTTGAATTAATGGAATTGTATTTACTTGGGTTGGATGATTGTTAAAATTTTTCCACCCTCCATCTTCATCTCTAAACCAACCTATTTCATATATAGCATAGGCATTATATACAGACCCAGGGTTTATAAATGTTAAATCTTTGTATTCTGGAAGTGTTTCAAACCAATTATTATGGTAAGTACTCACAATAACTTCACATTTATGTTTTTTATAAAATTCTAAAACTTGAGGTATCCATGCTATTGTATCCCCAATTGATTTAGATTCAAAGTTAATCCTAACTTTTTTTCCTCCCAGATTAAATTTATGAACAACTTTACCATTTATTTTAATTATCCAAGGAATGTGATAACTTTTACTACATTTAGTCCACATATTATTACTTATGGTATCACTATGTATAACTTCATTAGTATTACCATCTATAAACTCAACAAAATATTTATTCTTATGATGTCCTAATACTTCTACTTTTGGGCCCTTATCAAAACTTACTTCTACCTTATTTTTAGGTAAATTATCTAATAAATTTTCTATTTCTTTGCCTGCTATTTTAGCAGCATTTTCCCAAGTAAACTTTTCTCTAATTATTTTAGATTCTTCTAATGCTTTTTGTTTATGATGTTTATAATTTTCATAAGCATCTCTCATTACCTTTTTTAAATGGTCAAAATCAGGTTCATAAAATTCCCCCGCTAATAAAGATTGAGAAAAACTACTATATTCCCCTAGTTTTGCTTCTGATGTAGATTTTATATTTACAGGTAACCCTAGTCCCTCTGCAAATTCTAATTGGGCGCTACAGTTAGAATATATTGATGGGGTACCACATGCCATAGCTTCAATTAGGGGTAAATTCCATCCCTCAGCTCTAGCACAGGATAAAAATACATGACCTTTTTGTAAATAATTTATATATTCTTCTCTGGTAGGGAAATGTTTTATTTTGATCCTGGGGTCATTTAATTTGTAATGTTTTAATCTATCTTCGGTTGATTTAAATTTATCTTGAGCATATGGGTTATCAATTGATACTATTAAATCAATGGGTTCATCTTCATTAAACTCCTGTAGGAAAGATTCTATTACTTCTTTTGTTGCTTTTCTATAGTCCCATCTACCAAATAAAACAAATTTAAATCTTTTATCACTATATTCAGGTAAAGTAACTTGTGAATTTGGTCTAAATGTAAGTCCATCTACAGCTTCGGGTACTACTTTTACTTTAGTAGGATCAATACCTTGCTCAATTGTGCAGTCCCTTTGCCATTTTGAGGCAACCCAAACCTGGTCAAATGTTTTTAATTGGTTAAAAAACTCTTCTGGTTGTCTTGTAGACTCCCAAACATTATATGCTATCTTAGGACCATCGTAATTTTGATAAAAGAAATGATGATTTGTTTCATTTAAAACTATATTTACATTATGATCAAAACTATTAGGGTAATTATTATAAAAAGATTTATGAATTAAGTTATCCCCTTCCCAAAGAGATTGTTCAACTAATAATTTTTTATCTAAACCATCAATATAATCTTCTCCATTATGGGGTTCTTCATTATGTCCTTCCCATGATTTACCTACAGTATAATTCCTAACCCTTAAATCATAAAGATTAGAAAGTTCTCTATAAAATGCTCTTGTATGGTTATTGTAACCCGTAGTTCCTATATAACTACCATGTGCAAAAATTTTAGGTTTTTGTTCTAGCATTTACCCCAAATTTACTAAATTTATACCAAATTCTTTCGTGGAGGAAATATAATACCATTTTAGTAATAACTTCTACACCTCCTATAGCTAAACCTAATTCCCACGATCCTGTAATTAATCCAGAGAGAACTATTGTATCAATAGTGCCAATAATTCTCCAAGATATGGTTTTAGCAATGTGTCTTTTATAGCTTACCATCTTCTTTCATTTTAGCTCTAATTTTAGTTGCAGATACTTCTCTTATCTCATCTGGTGGTACGTGTTCTATTATATCGTAACCTACTCCTCGTCCTATATTAATAGATTCGATATCAGGAAGAATAGCTATAGCTATCCTACCTTCTTCTATTAAATCTTTTAATTCAATTTTAAGGTTAGCTTCAACTTCTTGAGCAGTCCATGGGTTTTTTGTATCGGGTTCAATATCTCTAATACATATTAATATGTTTTTCCCGTCATTTAAACGCTGGTCTATTAACCATCTATGTCCCTTATGCCATGGTTGCCATCTACCGATATACATTGAATATTTTACTTCACTATCTGAAGATTTAAATGAGGCTTGTGCTAGGTATTTTTTCATATTCCTTTATCTCTTTCTAAATTAATTGCTATTGCTCTTTCTCCTGGATTATTTGGGTCCATATCGTTAATTAAATAACGAGGTCCTCTTTCAATCCCCATAATTAATCTATGGTAAGGTACTTCGTTTTCATATAATTCTACTTCAGTATGTACCCTTAAATATTCAGGGCGAGCTGTAGTTAGAATTATCATATGTCCTTCATTTACTGCTCTATCTAAATATTCTATGGTGGACTCTATACCTTCAGCTTTAGAAGTCTCGTATGTTTCAAATTGACGGTATTTTAGAATAGTACCATCTATATCACAAAAATATGTATTTTTTTTCTCCATATTAATTGTCTAATTGGTAATCTGAAGGTGGTAGTTCATTTAGTAAAGACCCTTCAGGGTATTTTTTATCTAAACCAATTTTTTTAGCTATTATATCTAATGATTCTTCCGGTGTTTGATTTGTTGTATCTACATCAGTATAATCAAAGTCTGGTTTTTGGAATTGGGATACGTGGTAATTTTCTCTACCCCTAAGTCCTTTATCTAAATTGTAATGTACAAAAATTTCATGTAATTGCCACTTCATTATGTCTTTAAATTCTTCTCTTTGGTCTAAGTAAGGAGAAACTAAAGATACAATAACATCTTTACCTTGATTATGTAAATAATGAGCTATTTTTTGGGCGGCATCTACATTAGTTATTCTACCTTTTATAGAATAATCTTTATTTGTAAATAATTCTCTCATTTCATCCCCATCTATTCGATAAGCATGTGGGAGGTATTTTTCTTTAAGCATGTTTGCTAATACAGTCTTCCCAGAACAGGGTTGACCCGTAAACCAATATATCATATAACGTTATTTTTATAACCATAATGTATGTAACTAATTTAACTAATCCAAACTATTCTTCTCTAGTTTGACCACCAGGAAAAGTTCTAATTCCAGGTTTAAATGTATCAACATTACTGGTGGTTTCAAAATTAATTGTAACTTTAGATTTGCTATTCCATTTATTAATTGAATTCATTTCTTTCTGGATAGTGTCGGGTATAATATAACCTCTTAACTGTATATTAAATGTACCCTTTACTAATCTATCCTTACCCGTTGTTAATTCAGTTGCTGTTGTAAACTGATCTATAAAAGCTCTAAATTTAAATCTTTCAGGATTACCCCAATAAGCATCAGAGGCATACTCACAAGCTTCAATAATTTTATTTAACTGTTCCATATAATAAGTTTGAATAATACAACTATATTCTAAAGTAACAAAATCGGGAACAGCAACCGCATAATGTTCTTTTACTGCTTTTTTATTGTTTAATACCGAAAAATTATTATAAAAATTATTAGGGCTATATTTTTTCTGGAATGAACTATATAGGTTTACCCCATTAGCATCTAATTTATTATAAACAGATCTATCTTTTGCTATTGAATCTCTTTTTACAACAATAATAGGTAACATTATAGCACCTTTTTTATCTCTATAATAACCATCCCTTTGAAATGATTTCCACCTTTCGGGAGATCCATAAATTATAGGTACATTTCTTCTTTCACCATTTTGATATACAAAAGGCTTAATAACTTCTTTAAAGTAATAAAATACAGCTTCATCTAAATCTTGAAGACCAATAGAAAAAGGTTTAGTACTATCATCTTTAAAACTTAATTTAGTTGATCTATTAAAATCAATTCCCGTTTCTGATTCATTTGGATTAATACGAGCATTAGGATTACCTCTTTCAGTATCAAAAGCAGTTTGCTGTTCAACACTTAATTCTCTTTGGGTTTTTGGTATTGGTTTTCTAATTTTACTCATTACATTCTTTCTTGATATGGAGAAATTGCTACTTTATCTGCTGGTATATAATAGGTTGATATTAATATTGATAAATTACTTCCAAAATATTCTAACCCAGGATTTAATGGGTTTACATTATTTGGATAATCCGGGTTTTTACCTCCAAAGTATTGGTTTGCTACTGTACTTTGTACTCCATAATAACCTTCTTGGTATAAAATTATATCACCGACCTCAGGTACTACATCAGCATCTACTAAATCAGCCCTTAAGAAATAAAAATCTATGGGCTGGCCAAATTGGATTCCTTCTTCATCTTCCCCATATTCTTCATTTGATCTATTAATTAAAACATTGAATAAAAATGGGCCATTATAAAATTTAGAACCAGCAGCTTCGCCATATATATTAACTTTTGTTTCTTCTAATTTAAATTGATACAAAGCACATTGTTGAGTAATAATATTACCCATTAATTCTCTATTTAATTTTCTCACCAGAGAGACATCTCTCTGTCCTGTAAACATTGCCATATTATCCTATAAAAATTGTCCAAGGGACTTGTTGTAATTCTACCATTTTAGATTCTGCTTCTTGTGCTTTTCTTTCTAATAAAGCTTTTCTAGAAGTTTCATCAAGATAAGCTCTTAATCTTTCTATTAAAGCCGTTTTTTCTGCTGTAGCAGCTGCTAATAAATCTTGTTGGTTTAAGTTAACTTCAGCATTTGGGATTGGTATACTTCCATATTTACCTCTAACATACCCTAACATTTCTTTAGAAATAGCTAAAGTCATTTCAAATATCCATTGTCTACCAATTGAATTAATTAATGAATATTTAGGGTTTTTAAAATTAGCATTACTAACATTATTAACTTGATCTTCAGCACATTTTACTCCTCCTCTATCTTTTTCAAAAATATACTGAAACCAAATTTTACCTAATCCATTTCCACCAGTATCACTTTTTCTAGGGATAGGGAACACTTTTAAATCATTAGCATGTATTTCAAAACTATAATCTGCCCATCTAACCATTTCATTCATTTCAATTGATTGAATGACTTGCATATCATAGCTAAGAGGCATCATCATATATCCCATATCGCCTCCAAATCCTCCAACACCTACTAATCCAGCTGCTATTGCACCACCAAACCCAAATCCTGTGTAAGGATCTAAATATTGTGCTGATGCGGGAACAGGGCGTTGCCAAAATACTCTTTTTACTTCAATTCCTTCTGAGTACGCAGATCCTGTAAATCCACTAGCTGTCATGAAAGTTTCAAAACTATAATTTTGTTCACCATCAACAAGATCAAATGAACCAGAATACCAAGGAATTGTACCTCCTACTCCTGCTTCATCAGCATATTGTTGGGTTAATCGAACTATTGTTTTCATACTAGGAGTAATAATAGTTTCGTTTAATTCTTCAAATATAGAAAGACCTTCTAAATCCAAAAAATTATCTCTGATTATGTAAGCCCAAATTTCATTTCCATATATAGTTACAGCTTCTTCAAATGCAGTATAAAAGGACCCTGATTGTAATTCTATATCAACTAGGGGGTAACCCATTCTATTAGCACAAAAAACAGATACTTTATCTGCGTCTCTTCTAAATTCAGCATCATTATCATAAAAACCAAAAGGTGTTTCTCCTGGTGCGAATGAACTTGAACCAGCCCAAATAGGTATATTCATAATTTATGTTTTGTTATAAATATGAAAAAAAGGACTCATATTGAGTCCTTAATTTTTTTTATGTAATATGTTTATTTTTATTGAGATACTTTAATAACATAGTCGGCTGAAGCATCTACCCATAAGCCTCCAGCAACACCAGGATCTGAAGTTGGTAAGCCAACTAATAATGATGAACCTGTTACTTCTATACCACCATCAAAACGTGCTGATTTATCAGAATTTACAGATGCTGTAACATTTAATTGATATGAAACGTTATAATTTGTAAAATCTTTAAAACCAATTTCTACTTCTTTTTTTAATTTAGTTTCATCTTCTACTCTTAAATCATCTCCTACAACAACATCATCTTTAAATGTTGCTGAACCTGTTACTTCAAAAGCAGGAGCAATACCATCTGAACCTGAAATTATAACTGGACCTGCAGATGCGGTTATTGCATGTGATCCTGTGAAATATCTAAAGTTATCATCTAGTTCGTTAATTGTTAATGCTGAACCTTTTACTGATCTATAAGTTAATGCCATTTTTATTTTAATTTAATTTTATTATAAATATTAAGAAGAAGCTACAAAATATTCTATTTGAATATCTTTAGTATCTGCTTTTGCTTTTATTGATGTTAATGAAGCAAAACCACCAATATATTGTTCATCAACATATCCTTCTACAACATAATCATAGTAGTTATTACTATCAAATTGACCATTAGAAAACACCATTGACTTACCCGGGTCTAATTTGAATAGACCATCATCACCAGAACCAAAATCAGTTGTATTTGGATTTTGAGCATCAGGACTATCTTGAATTAAGTAAAGAGAAACAAAATTAGATGAACATAAATTTGTAAATCTCATATATTTAACTGTATCTCTTACAAATGAACCTGCTGTTTGTTGTTCTTCAGAATCAACAAATCTTAAGATTTCAACTCCACTACCACTAAATGTAGTTGAGATTGTATCTACTCTTCTTACTGTTTGATTTATGCCAGGTATTGTAACTTCATTAATACAAACTTCTTCGTTTTTATTTGGTAATCTTATACTTTCTTGTATAAGAACTTTTAAAGATCCACTAGTTACGCATTTTGCCATTTTATAATTTTATTATAAATATGTTATTGGTTTTTATTATTATAAATATATGAACCAGAAATAGTAATGCTTGCTCCTTTATCTACAGCTTCATTATAATAATCTAGTAAGTCTTCAACTATTTCATTTCTATGGTTAGCTGTTAATGTAATAGCTTCTAAATTTTTAATTTTTCTTGCAGCAGAATAAAGAAATTTAAAACCTGAATCTGATTTTTTCTTTAAGTCTGTTTGATGTTGGTCACCACATATCATCATTTTACTTCTTAAGCCTAAACGAGAAGTAATCATTTCCATTTGTTCATGTGTAACATTTTGTGCTTCATCTACAATAATCATAGAGTCTAAAAATGTTCTGCCTCTCATAAATGATACGGGTACAATTTCTATTTTACCATCATCTATAAGTTTTTCAACTTTAATCTTATCATATAAAGCAAAGAAATTTTGGTAAATAGGTTGAACCCAAGGATCCATTTTTTCTCTTAAATCACCAGGTAAGAATCCTATTTCTTCTTTTGATACTGTAGGTCTAGTGATTATAATTTTATCATATTGTCTTCGTAACAATCCGTCTAATGCAACATTACATGCTAATAATGTTTTACCACTACCTGCACTCCCTCCCAAGAGTGTGATTGTATTATCGAGGATAGATGATTTAGCTTCTTTTTGTTCGGCATTAAGTTGTAGTTTGAACTTAATTGGGTTTTTAGGAATTCTCTTAGGACGATATACATCGTCCGTATGGGGTTTACTTGCCATAAATTCTTGAAATTAGGGATTACACATTGATTGAATAAAACCGTTGTAAATACGTTAAAAAACAGTAAATTTTGAATATAGCTATATAATGAGATAAATATAGTTTTAGTATAACGCATTTTATTATACATATGAAAAACAAAAAAAAACCCGGTCAAAGACCGGGTTAATTTATTGGATATTGATTAAGCTCTTATTATAGAGTCTCTAAACCAGATACTTTAATCAATCCGTAGAATTCAGGACGTACCATTTTCTTAGCATAACGAGTCATCAATCCTTTACGTGGTGTAAAGGTAGATGGATCGTAGATAAGTGGAGTCATGATTAATGGAATATATGGAGCAAATACAGCACCTGTTTCCAAGAACTGAGCACCTCTAAATCCTAATAGGATTTGGTTTTCAGTCATGTAAGGATTTTTGTATACTTTATATCTTCCGTTAAATGCACCTACTTTTTGTACACCAAAGGCATAAGTAGATTTAGACACATCTCCATCAGCATCAGCAGCATATCCAGGAATTGATTCCAAGATAGTACCAATTGTTGGAGAAATTACCATAAAGTTAGCACCACCACGTAGAGTTTTCTGGTGAATGATGTTACTTAGTTTTTGGATTTTAGTTCCAAGTGTTTGGAACCACTGTCCTTGGCTGTTATAGAAGCCTAGATCTGAAAATGTACCATTAGCACCATTGTCTACAATAGATTGGTTATTTACAGCTGACCATACTTCAGTTCCAGCAGCAGCTGATTCCTGTAGCATATCTAAAATTTCCATATCAATTTCTAGTGAAATGTACTCACTTAAGATAGAAGTCAATTCTGCTTCAGCATCTAAAGCGTGGTAAGCATTTAAGTCTTGTGCGAACTCAGGAGTCCATACAGCTTTTAGCTTACGAGTTTTAGCTACGATAGCAGATGATTGCATCTGTACATTAATTTCAGGAATTGAAATTGGGGAATTATTACCATTTAGGTTATCATTTCCATCTTCAAAATCACCTCTTTCATAATCTAATGTTTTTAGTGAATAAGAAATTGAAGTTGCAGAAGCAGGATCAAAAGAACCTGATTCAACTATCAATTGAAGGTTTGTACCTACGATTTTTGTAAATTGTGGGTATTGTTGTGCTACTGTAGGAGCATTTGCACCTTCTAAATAGAAACTTCTAATTGCTTCTGGGTCGTAATTTGCATCAAGAGAAGCAAGTGGAATTGGGCATGTAACAATGGAAGCATTTCCTCCAGCAGATGCACCAATAGAAGCTGTAAATAATGAATTAAAATTAACATCAGCTTGAGTAACATCTGAACCAGTTGTTACTGTAGCTACGGCAGATGCTGTTGTGTTAATAGAATATCCATATCTTCCTTGTCCATAAAGACCACCTGAATTAGTGTTCCCGAAAGGGGCAGTTGAAGGACTAGTTCCTGCATCTCCATATAGAGAATCAGTTGCTGCAAATGGAGTTTTTCCTGTTCCGTATTGGAAATCTAGATAGAATACAAGACCAGAAGGTAAGTTCATTGGTTGAACGCTAACGAATTCTTTCGCTGCGATTTGACCAAATACTTTTCTTACCAATGGTAAAGCAACACCAGCCCACTGTGCACCAGTACCAGGCTGGAATTGTCCAGCTCCAGCACCACCACCAGTATTAGATTCTTCTACTACAAGTTGTTTAGCTTGGTTTTCAAGAATAATTCCCATGTTGGATTTATTTGATCCTTGTAAACCTTCTAGCAAACCTGTTTTTTCCCATTTCGATGCCAATTTGGCTGCGTCACTCTGCATAGAGTGGTATGGGTTTGCGCTTTCTAAAAGAGTATTTAAGCTCATTTTTTTAAGTTTTAATAGGGTTAAAATTAGTTTTTTAAATTAATCCAGCAAGTTTACGCATACGATTGTATACATCATTGCTTTCAATAATAGGTTTTTTAGCTTCAGTTATTGTTCCAGTTGCTTTAGATGCACTACCTTTTGGTCTTGCAGGAGCAGCTGTTTTAGACACTAAACCTTCGTTTAATGTATCAAAAATAACTTTAGCTTCTTTTACTGTTGACGCTTTGTCAAATGCTTTAAGCACTTTAACTTTTTTGTCTTCAGATAAGTTTTTAGATTTGAATACTTTGTTTGTGTAAAGTAACTTAGCGTTAAGTAAATTAACTTCTTGTAATTCAACTTTAAGAGCTTCGATTTCATCTAATGCTTCTTTAAATCTCATTTTTTCAGTTTCTTTCTCAACTTTGGAGTCATCTTTGTCTCCATCTTCGTTTCCAACACCTTTTTCGCCGTCAACTGCTTCGTCGATTTCTACATCAACATCCACATCGTCTTCAACTTCAACTTCGTCTTCAACATCTTCCTCTTCGAAATCTTCGCCAGCTTCAATTGTTCCGTCTGTTACTAAATCTTTAATAACATCCTCAATGAATCCTTTTAAGTCATCTTCTGACATATCTTCGAGGTCAATTTCCTCGTCGTCTTTGTCATCCATGTCTTCTTTTTCGTCCTTCATACCATCCAAGTAGCCTTCTTCTTCAGCATCAGTTCTAGCATCTTCAGTAATTTCTTCGGATACTTCTTCTGATACTTTCATAGATTTAAGTTCTTTTTCGATGTCGTCTTTAGC